GTTATCGCAGATAGTTGCGACGGAGTTGGAAAAGAGAATTTACCTGAATATATCCAAGAAAATGTATTCTATAAACTATGTATGAAAGCAAATAATGAAGTTGCTAGAAAGTTTCAAGACAGAGTTTGTGATGAAATATTACCAAGCATTAGAAAATATGGAATGTATGCCACAGATGAATTATTAGACAACCCAGATTTAATAATAAAAATGGCAACTAAATTAAAAGAAGAAAAGGCAAAAAATAAAGAACTTGAAGATAAGATGAAAGAAGATAAGCCAAAAGTATTATTTGCAGAAGCAGTATCAATAGCAAAAAATACTATATTAATTAGAGAAATGGCAAAGCTAATAAAACAAAATGGAATTGATATGGGAGAAAGAAGACTATTCATTTGGTTGAGAGAAAATGGATATTTAATAAAGAAAATAGGAACAGATTATAATATGCCAACTTAAAAATCAATGGACTTAGGATTATTTGAAATAAAAGAAAGTCCTGTACTTCATTCAAGCGGAGAAATTGAAATAAGTAAAACTCCAAAAGTTACTGGTAAAGGACAACAATATTTTTTAAATTTATTTTTAAAAGATAGAATAGCATAATTAAATTAAGAGGAGAAGTTAAAATATCTCCTCTTTTTTATTGCAAGAAAGGAGGTTTAAATGGCAAAAAATATTGCTATATTACTAAGTTTAAAAGACCAGTTCACAACACCATTACAGAAAGCAAATAGAACTGTAAAAGAAACAAAAGATGCTTTAAAAAAGGCAGAAAGACAAGTAAAAGCATTTACCAATAGAATAAAATCTGGAATGAAAACAGTTGCTAAGTGGGGAGCTATTGGATTTGGTGCATTGACTGCTGGTGCAGTTTTATTTGCTAAACAATCCATTGATGCAGCCAAAGACCAGGTAAGAATTGAAAAGTTACTTGAAACTACTATGAAACGGACAAGCAATGCAAGTAAAGAGCAAATACAAGCAATAAAAGATGAAGCTAGTGCATTACAAAATGTAGGTGTAATTGGAGATGAAGTTGCATTAGCAGGAGCAAATCAATTAGCCGTTTATGGTTTAAGAAGTGACCAAATTAAAAAATTAATGCCTAACTTAAATGATATGATAGCAAAAGAAAAAGGTTTAAATGGGACTCAAGAAGATGCTGTTGCTATGGCTGATGTTATAGGTAAGGCTATGAATGGTAAAACAAAAGGTCTTTTAAAATATGGAGTATCTTTAACTGCTGCTGAGGAAAAGCTATTTAAGACTATGAAGCAAGAGCAAAGAATGGAGTTTATCAGTAAAAAGTTAAATGAATCTATTGGTGGAACAAATAAGGCTCTTCGTGAAACAGATGAAGGTAAAATTGTAGCTGCTAAAAATGCTTGGGGAGATATGAAAGAAGAAGTAGGGAAGAAGCTACTACCATATCTTGGAAAGTTTGCTGAATGGTTCGAAACTAAAATACCAGCTATTCAAAATTTTATTTTAGGAATTGCTGATAAAATTCAAGAATTAGTTACAAAAGCAGAACCTTATATAACACAAATTAAGGATATGTTTGGAAAAATATTTGAAAAGGTGAAGCCAGCACTGGAAGAAACTTGGCAAATATTGTCAGATGCAGGAAGTGTTGCAATAGATATAGCACAAGGAATTATAAATCATTGGGATAGGATAAGTCCTATTATTTACACAGTAGCAGGTGCTATTACTGCATATAATCTTGCAACAACTATTAGAAATAATAAAGAAATGATTTATCTTGGTTATATGAAAGTTAAAAATGCTTTAGATACAGTAGCAGCAATATTAACAGGACAATTAACTATAAAACAATGGGCTTTGAATGCAGCAATGAATGCAAACCCTATTGGACTTGTGATAGGACTTATAGCAGCATTAATTGGAATTATATGGATGGCTTGGAAAAATTGGGATAAAATATGTAATTTTATTGGTAGAGCTTGGGATTGGTTAAAAGAAGTTATAAGTGGTATATGTGATGTATTGGTTGGAGTTTTTATGCCAATATGGGATGCTGTATGCAATGCTGTAATTTGGTTAAAAGATATTATTTTAGGTGTATGTGATGTAGTTGGTGGAATATTCACAGCTATATGGGATGGAGTTGTAAAGGCATTAGATAAGTTGAAAGAGGGCTTTAATAAAGTTACAGATTTTATTACTGGTGCTTTTATGAGTGCTTGGGATAGTTTAATGAAAGCATTAGATGTTATATTACACCCAATAGAAACAGCAAAAAAAGCATTTGGTGGACTTATAGATAAGTTGAAATTTTGGAATAATACAAAAGCTGAAGATAAAACAATTAATATCAATGAAGTTAAGAGAACAGATAATATAGGTGGAAGTAACAAAACTGGTGTAACTACAAGTACAGTTAAAAATCCTAGACATGCTTTAGGTACTGCTTATTTCAAAGGTGGAGTTACAAGGATAAATGAAGGCGGAAGAGATGAAACTGCTATATTACCTGCGGGAACTAAAATTTTAAGTCATGAAGAAGGCAAATCACTTCAAAACAATGATACAGAAAAACAAGTAATTATAAAAGAAGTTGAAAGTAAGAAAAGTTCTGATAAAAAGATAGAGTTACATATTCATATTGAAGGTAATTTTATAGGAGAAAAGGAGCATATGGAAAAATATGGAGAATATACAGCAAGCAAGATTTTAGCAGCTTTAAATAATATGTAGGATAGGAGATAAGAAAATGAATATAATTTTTATAGTTGAAGATAATGGAGTACAGTTAGAGACAGTTAATATTCCAGTAGTTCAAAATATAGAACCTGTAAACTGTGAAACAGAAGATGAAGAATTTACAACTATTAATGGGAAAAAATTAAATTTAATTGGTGGTAAAGGACTTAGAAACTTTTCATTTTCTTCTTTTTTTCCTAGTAAATTATATAGTTTTGTAAGTTTTTTAAATTATAAAAAACCTAAATATTATATTGATTTTTTTGAAAAGTATAGAGATGCAAGAGTACCTTTAAGAATTATTATAGTTGATAAGTACAGAGTAGTCTTAAATATGCTATGTAGATATAATTTTACTTATTCTTTTAGAGATAAGGCTGGAGATGTTCCATATACTTTGGATATAAAAGAATATATTTTACCTGGTGAGGCTGATAATAATGTATAAGACAATAGTAAAAGAAATAGATGTAACTAATTATATAAGAGATTTAAGTTGGAGAGATAGCGTTGATACATTAGGAGTTGAGGTAAGTTTTGAACTTGCAGTAAACAAGTTTGATAAAAATTTATCTTTTCTCTATGACATTACTTTGGGTGATCCAGTTCAAATAATCAATGAAAAAGGAGAAACATTAGTACAAGCTATTATAGTATCAGAAAGCCCTAATGGAAAGACTACATCATTTACTGCTTATGATATGGCTTGGTACTTGAATAAATCAACTGTGATAAAACAATTTAAAAAGATGATAGGGAATGACTGTATTAAGTCCTTATGCAGTGAAATTGGAATAAAAGTTGAAGTAAGTGGATTAGATACTAAGATAGATAAAATTTACAAGGATAAGACTATCTCAGGCGTTATTTATGACATCATAGAACAATGTTCACAATTCAATTCTAAAAAATTTTTTATTGAGTATGATAAAGGTACTCTAAAAGTGGGACCATTCAAAAAGATAAAAGTTACTGGACAGTATGAAATGCACAAAAATACTTTTATAGATGTAGCAAAAAATATTGGAGAGGTTTCACTTAGTAGGTCAATAGTTGATATGAAAAATTCAATCCTGGTTATAACACAAAATAAAAAAGCAGTTAGAACAGTAGGAAAAGAACAAGATAGTGAAAGTATTAAAAAGTATGGAATGTTACAGGAAGTGGTAACACTAGATGAAAAGGAACATAAAAAAGCTAAACTTGTTGCAAAAAATGAGTTAAAAAAATTAAATAAAATTGCTGAGGATTTCAGTATTGATATTCTTGGAGATGATAAGGTTAAGAGTGGTAGAGTCATTGATATAGACATACCACTTTTTAATTTAAAAGGTGAATATCTAATAAAAGAAAGTTCTCACAGTGTACATAATGGAATCCACAGAATAAATTTAAAATTGGAGGTGTTTAAGGAGTGAGTGAAAATCAAAAGTCTTGGGATATAGCAGTAGCAGAGAAGTTCAAGGAAAGAGAAAATCCAAGTCCAATAGGTGCTGTTTTAGGTAAGATTTTAAAACCTCTCCCTAACATCTCTATTGAACTTTTAAATGGTTATGGTGTTATTGATAGTGATAAGATTTATTTATCTAATGCAATAACTAATAGATTGGCTATTGAATGTACTATGAAAGAATTTGAAAGTCAAGGTAATAAATCAACTACTTGCAAAATTAATAATTTAAACACAGAAGGAGCAGGTAGTGATAGTGGTGGAGATACTAATTTAAGTTTGGAAGGGCATACTGGTACTTATGACAGTAGTGCAAATGAAAAAGAAAATAAAACAAAAGGAAAATTTATATTACAGACTGTATTCCATTTAAAAAAAGATATGTTTGTATTAGTTATACCTAATTTTGAAGAGGACAAATTTTTTATTGTAGATGTATTTAATTATGCACCAGAGGTGAGTTTAGAATGGGAATATTACCAAAAATAGATTTTGTTGATTACTCTAAACAAGACACAACTAATAATAAAAATAGTAATGGTAAAACATTTTTAATAGACTTTCAGAAAAAGAAATTATTAAAAAGTAATGGACAATTAATAAAAACAGATGATGAAAGAGCTGTTAGAATGTGGATTGAAAAGGTTCTTTTAACAGAAAAATATAAATGGAATATTTATAAAAGTAATGGACCTAACCAATATGGAATGAAATATAAGGCTATGTTACTTAGTCAAAGATTTCCTACACCTGTTTTATATAGTGAGTTTGAGAGAGAATTAACAGAAACAATTAAGAAAAATAAACAGATAATAGAAATTAGAAATATTGATATAAAGTTAGAAAAACATACCTTGAAAACAAAATTTGAAGTAGTGTTAAAAGACTTCAAAACATTTGAATGGGAGGGGTATCTATGATAATAAAAAAAGAATGGAAAGAAATTTTAAAAAATATGCTTAATCAGGTAAATGATGAGTATGATAAGACAGAAGGAAGCTTATTTTATGATAACTTAGCACCTGTAAGTATAGAAATAGAAGAGATAAGAAAAACCTTAGAATATATATTTTTAAATTCTTTTGCAGAAACAGCAGAAGGTGAGTATTTAGATAATATATGTAAAGAGGTAGGAGTATTTAGAAGAAAAGCAACTAAGTCAAAGGGTACTGTAATTATAAAAGGAGTACCTAACACTGTTATTGAAGTAGGGACAAAAGTTGCAAGTGATACTTATATTTATTTAACTACACAAGAAAAAATAATATCTGCTGCTGGAAGTGTTGAAGTTCCCATTGAAAGTGAGAAGTATGGGAAAATATATAATATTCCAAAAGGAACTATTACAAATTTTCCTGTAACTATTCCAGGATTAAATGAAGTGATAAATAATTCTGAAACTGTTGATGGTTATGATGGAGAAACAGATGATGAATTAAGAGAAAGATATTATTTCAAAGTTAGAGAACCAGTAACATCTGGCAATATTTATCATTACAAAAAATGGGCTTTTGAAGTTGAAGGAGTAGGAGGA